CGGTCTCGACGCGGACGGCGTCCTGCAAGACGCTCCCGCCGCCGCCGGGCGCGCTGCGCTCGTGGCGATCGCCGGTAAGGTCAAGGTCGTTTGCGGTGGCGTCGTCACTCGCGGCGGTCCCGTGGCCTCGGACGCGGACGGCAAAGCCGTGAACGCCGGGACCGGGGACATCATCCTCGGCGTGGCCCTTGAAACTGGCGCTTCTGGCCGGATCATCGAGATCCTGTTCCAGCCGCGCGGCGCAGCAGCCTAAGGTCAGGAGACTAAATCATGACGCAACCCACCGTCGGCTCGTTCCATATCGACGCAGCCCTCACCAACATCTCCGTGGCAATGCTGCAAAACCCGCAGGGCTTCATCGCCTCGCGCGTTTTCCAGAACATCCCGGTGCAGAAGCAGTCGGACAAATACTTCACGTTCGACCGCTCTTACTTCAACCGCAACGGCGCTAAGAAGCGCGCCGCCGGTGCTCGTGTCGCCGAGGTGGGCTATGCCCTCTCGAACGACAGCTACTTCTGCGAAGAGTATGGCGTCGCGATCCCGATCCCCGATCAGGTCCGCGCCAACGCTGACCCGGCCGCAGATCCGGCCCGTGCAGCCGCAGAGCTGGCGACCCACCAGATGCTTATCAACAAGGAGACCGACTTCTCGTCGTCCTTCTTCTCGACCGGGCTCTGGGGCACCGACATCTCCGGCGTCACATCCTCGCCCTCCTCGGGTCAGGTCATCAAGTGGTCGGACACCACCTCGGGCGACCCGATCGGCAACGTGCGGACCGGCATCGACACGATCCTCGGATCGACCGGTGTCAAGCCGAACGTGATGGTCATGGGCCGTCAGGTCTACTCGGCTCTGATCGACCACCCGGACGTCCAAGGCCGGATCAACGGCGGCGCGACCACTTCGCAGCCCTCGATCGCTTCGCTGAACCTGCTCGCGCAGATCTTCGAGGTCGACGAGGTGATGGTCGGCGAGGCTATCCAGAACACCGCAGCAGAGGGCGACACCGCCGCTCACTCGTTCATTCTGGGCAAGAAGTGCCTTCTGACCTACCGTCCGCCGAGCCCGGGCATCATGACCCCGGCCGCAGGCTATACCTTCTCGTGGGCCGGTTACCTCGGCGGCACGAACGAGTATGGCTTCGTCGTCGACACCAAGCGTCGCGATGAAGAAGACACCGACGTGGTCCGCGCTCGCGCACACTACGATCACAAGCTGGTGTCCTCGGCTCTGGGCTTCTTCTGGGACGCGATCGTCGCATGATGACCCTCGAGCAGAGATCTTTCCAGAAATCGGACCCGCTCTTCGCGTTCCGCTCGTTCGTGGCTCACGGACGTCGGTTCAACCGAGGCGCGGCGTTCGATTGGCAAGCCCTCGGGATTGCCGCCGAAAAGGTCGAGCTCCTATTCCGGGCTGGCAAGGTTCGCCATTACCAGCCCGGGAACCCTGAAATCGACCTCAGTGAAAAAGGTCTCGGCGAGAAGCTCGCCGAGGACGTCCCGGATCCCGCACCGGCCAAGAAGGCCAAAGCGAAGAAGGTGGCAGAATGACGTGGACCTACGGGGGAGCGCCCGGCACAACGACCTCGGCGACGCGGCGCGACGCCGTGCGCCTCCTCGTAGGTGACACCGACACCACCGATCAACAGATCACCGACGAAGAGATCGCCTTCGGGCTCTCTCAGGCGTCGGACGACATTTACAACGCGAGCGCGCTCCTTTGCCGGGCGCTCTCGGGCAAATATGCCCGGCTCGTGGACACGAGCGTCGAGAGCGTCTCGTCCTCCTACTCGCAGCGCGCCAAGCAATACGCCGAGCTCGCCGTCCGCCTCACCAAAGAGGGCAAGCGGATGGGCTCCGTGGGGCTGGGCGTGCCGGTGGCGGGCGGGATGTCGATCAGCGAGATGGAAGGCGTCGAGACCGACACCGATCGCGTCCCCTCGGCGTTCCGGGTCGACCAGTTCAGCAACCCGCCGCGCTTCGACCCTATGCTTGACGAGGACTGATCGAGATGACGACCGGCGCGCAGATGCAGAGGGACGTCGTCGCGCTTCTCCGGGAGCACGGCTACGATCTCACCTTCCGCCGTCCGAGCAATGGCGGATCCTACAACCCGGCGACCGGCGCGGTCTCGGGCGGATCGAACGCCGACGAGACGGCGCGGGTCGTTTTTCTGAATTACACCTCCCGCGACATCGACGGCACGCTCGTGCAGCGCGGCGACCGCAAGGCGGTGATGGCTGCGACCTATAACGGGACCGCGCTCTCGAAGACCCCGCAGATCGACGACGAGCTGCGCGGCGAGGGAGACGCGGTGCGGATCCTCTCGGTCCAGACGATCAAGAGCGGATCCTCGATCCTCGCCTATGTATGCCAAGCGAGGGAATGATGGCGAACGGACAGATCCTCCGGCAGATCACGGTCGACCTCGACAAGATCGCAGAGAAGGCGGGCGTGACGGTCGCGCAGGCGCGCAACGAATACCTAAACCGGCTCTCGCTTGAGGTCGTGCGGGGCACGCCGGTGAAGACCGGGAGGCTCAGGGCGTCGTGGTTTCTCTCCCCGACGCTCACCGGGTCTCCCGGCGCTTCCGCAGGAGAGGTTACCGCAGGCGCGCCGGGCGCGACGCTCGCGCGCCTCTCCGGGCAGTCGGGCGCGCTCGCGAACCTCGACGGTTCAATCTACCTCCTAAACGGCGCGAATTATGCGATCTACGTCGAGGCGCGCACGCAGTTCCTCCGCAAGGTGCTCGCGCGCTCGAGGGCGATTGCGAACGCCGTGGTGGCCGATATTAAGAACATCAAGGCCACGGGGATCCCATGACCGTTATGAACGACATCCGCGCGGCGCTCGAGCAACAGATCGCCAACGTCTCGGGGATCCCGTCCTCGAGCAACCGCGCTTGGGAGAACGTCCGGTTCACCCCGACGACCAACACCGCTTGGGTCCGCATGGCGCTCGTTCCCGTGACGAGCCGCCCGGCCGTGCGCGGGCCAAACCCTCAGATCCGGCACGACGGGAGCTTCCTCGTGACCGCGCATCTCCCGGAGGGCTCAGGACCGGCCGCAGCCGACGCTCTGGCGGACGCGATCCGCGCCGCCTTCACAGTCGATACCGGGCTGACATCCGGCGCGGTGACCGTGCGGTTCAACTATTCTGAGCGCGGGATCGCCGTGCTCGATGCGCCGTGGTATATCGTCACGGTCTCGATCTCGTGGTATACCTACACCAGCTCATAAAAGGAGGGCTCGAAAATGGCTTTTGCACAGGGTTCCAGAACGCAGCTCGCCTATGTGGTCGAGAGCACCTACGGCACGACACCCGGGACGCCTGCGATGGTTTCGCTTCCGTTCAACACGCACTCGGTCGATCTTAGCAAGACCCGCGTTCAGTCGGCGGAGATCACGCCGGACCGTATGCCGCGCATCGACCGGCACGGGCAGCGCACGGTCTCCGGAGACATCGCCGTCGAGATGCGCCCGGCGGATTATGACTTCCTTCTCGAAGGCGCGCTCTTCGGCGCTTTCTCGAGCAACGTCCTGAACACCGGCACGACCGTGAAGTCGTTTACGCTCGAGGACGGCGCTCTCGACATCACGCAGTATCGCGCCTTCGCGGGCTGCATGGTCAACACGATGCAGATGTCGATCGCGCCGAACCAGATGACGACCGCGACCTTCGGGATCATCGGCAAGAACATGACCCAGAGCACGAGCCCGCTCGACGCGAGCTTGACCGCAGCCTCTGGGAACGAGCCCTTCGACAGCTTCTCGGGCACGATCGAGGAGGGCGGATCCGCGATCGCCTGTGTCAATTCGATCGACTTCACGCTCAACAACAACCTCAATCCGACGTTCGCGCTCGGGGCGGTAGCAACGCCGCAGATGGAGTTCGGGATGTCGTCGCTCGAGGGCACGATGACCGTCTTCTATCAGGACGCGGCGCTCATCACCAAGTTCCTGAACGAGACCGAGAGCTCCTTGCAGATCGTCCTCGATGATCGCGTGGCCGGGCTGAACTACACGCTCCTGATGCCTCGGATCAAGATCAACGGCGCGGCCGTTCCGGTCGGGAGCCCGACCTCGCGTCTCATGACGGTCCCGTTCGTCGCGCTTCGCGACAGCTCGACCGGCACGCAGCTCAGGATCACCCGCACGACCTCATAAAAGGGCTTCTGATGGACCTCTACGACCTCACCTTCCGCGACACCTACACCTATCAGATCTTGCACCCCATCACGAAGGAACCCGTCCAGAACGCGGACGCGTCTCCCCAGTGGGTCGAGATCTACGGGGCGGACACCAAGCAGTATCGGAACGCACTCGCCGAGGTGGCACGCCTCGGGCTCGAGGATCCGACCGAGAAGCTCATTGCGTTCCTCGGCCGGATCACGGCGCGCTGGGCGATCACCGCCGGGGGCGAGCGCCCGGACGTGAAAGACGCCGCCGAGATCTATCCCAAGTTCCCGGCGTGGCTGCGCGACGACATCTTCTCGGCCGCGTCGACCCGCGCAAATTTTTTCGGCGAGACCTCGGCGAGCTCCTAAAGCACGCCGAGGGCGTCTTCCGGCTCTCGCAGAAGGACAAGGACGGGATCTCGCTGCGCGAGCATTACGAGCAGGTCGAGAAGACGACCGGGATCCGGCCGCACGAGCTCGACGTCCCGCCCTTGCCAGAGACGACCACGGAATTCTGGGCAGTGTTTTTACGCTTGCACCGCTCGCGGCAGGCTGATGCGCCGATAGCCTTTTCCGAGGTCTTGGCGTATAGTCGCCTCACCGGGCGGATCTTCACGCCCCTCGAGGTCGACGCGATCTCGGAACTCGATGCTCTGTGGCACCAAGAGAGGGCGAAGAAGTGGAAGACATAGTATCTCTAGGCGTCGAGGTTCAAACCAATGGCGCAGATCGCGCCCGGGACAGCCTCGGGCGGTTCGTGAAGGCCACGAAGGACGCGGCAACAGCGGCCGACCAGCTCGAGGATCAGCTCCGAGCGACATCGGCCGCGCAGGCGCAGGTCGCCAACACCTCGCGGCCGCTCTCCGGGGCGATGAGCGGCATCGGGGCCGCGTTCCAGAACAACGCAAGCCGGATCCAGAACGCGAGCTTCCAGCTTCAAGACATCATCGTTCAGATGTCCATGGGCGTCCCGGCAGCGCGGACGCTTGGAATGCAGCTTCCGCAACTGCTGGGCGGGTTTGGCCCACTGGGCGCCGTGGTCGGTCTGGCGGTGGGTGCGCTGCTGTCGTTTGCTCCGGCGTTGTTCGGGGCCGGTGACGCGGCGGACGATCTGACGGACAAGCTGGACGCGCTCAAGGACGCGATGCAACGGCTCAACGCGGCGCAGAAAGGGCAAAGTGCCGCCGATCTGGCGCAGCAATACGGGGCGCAGGCGGATGCTGCGCGCGAGCTGCTGATTATCCAGCGTCAGATTGCCCAGATCGAGGCCGACAGGGCATTCCGAGCGGCGTCCGTGGCTGTGGTCGGGGCTATGGGGCAAGACCTAGCAAGCGTAACGTTCGAGGATGCCCTAACGAACGCCGTGATGTTGAACCGGGCGCTGAGCGAGCGCCTTGAGGTGACAAAGCTAATCGACGGCGTGCAGCGTGGCACATTGATCCTCGGCGATGAGGAAATGGAAGCGCTTAGCCGGCGGCAACTGGCCTACCAAGAACTTTTTGACCAGTTGAACGAGTATCGGTTGGGGCTGCAAAATATCGCATCGCAATTCGGCATCAACGAGCAGGCGGCGGCCAATCTCGTTATTGCCATGACGGCCGTCACCATGGCCGACACGACCGAGCAGCGCGTCGCGGCCACGCAAAATCTGGCGCGCGCGATTGACGAAACGACCGGCGGGCTATCTATGGCTTCGGACGAAGGCATCGCGCTGTACAACGCTCTGCTGGACGCCGCGCTGGCCGGTCTGGACCTCAAGAGCCTTGATCTGCCGTCCAGCCTCGGAGCGGCCGCGTCGGAAGCTTCGCGGCTTGCCGATGAAATGGGGCGTGCCGCAGCGAACGCAATCACGATGGCGGCGCAGAGCTTCACGGCGCGAAACGAGGCCGAAATCCGGTTGCGGCATGCCGGCGATCCCATTGCGGAGGCGCGGGCGCTGGCGGAAGCGCGGTTCAACGCTGCAAACCCGATGTTCACGAATTCGCCCGTTGGCGGGCAGACCTTCGCCGAGGCGCGGCAGACCTATGTGGATAACGCAGTCGCGGCGGCCGAAGCGCAGGCAGCATTGCGCGGCTTGAACGACACGATCAAAGGCGGCGAGGGCAGCATGACCGACGCCGCGCGGGAAGCCGCGCGGCTTTACGAGAGCACGCGCACCGAGGCCGAGAAGTTCGCGGCCGAGCAGGAAAAGATCGAGACGCTCTACCGCGCCGGGGCGATCAGCGGCGAGGTTTACTCTCGAGCGATCCAAGATCTGAACGAGAAGTTCGACCCGTTTACAAAGCTGATGATCGGCGTGGCCGATACTATCGAGAACGAGCTAAACGCCGCCTTCTCGTCGGTGCTCAAGGGCACGGCGGATCTGGGCGACGCGCTTCTCAGCTTCGCCTCGAACGTCCTCGCCAAGGTCGCGCAGGATCTCTTCGCGCAGCAGTTCGCCGGACCGATCGCCGCAGGGATCAAGGGGATCTTCTCGGCGAACGGCAACGTCTTCGATCAATCCGGCGTGACCGCCTTTGCGAAGGGCGGCGTCGTCGGCGGGCCGACGGTCTTCCCGTTTGCCAACGGGATCGGGCTCATGGGAGAAGCCGGACCGGAAGCGATCATGCCGCTCTCGCGCGGCGCGGACGGCAAGCTCGGCGTGGTCGCCGCAAACGGCAACAGCGCGCCAAAGGTCACGATCAACAATTACAGCGGGCAGGAGGCGACCGCCTCCTCGGACAGTGCCGGGAACATCGTCGTCGAGATCGGGCGCGCGATCGCGCAGGACATCACCTCCGGAGGGCCGACCTACCGGGCGATCCGGACGACGTTCGGGCTCGGCAACCGCTTGCAGCAAAGGGGCTAAATCATGCCGACATGGCCGGTGACGCTTCCGCAATACTTCGAGCTCGGCGTGCAGGACACGCGGCAGCAAGGCTTCATCCGCTCGCAGACCGAGACCGGACCCTATAAGCAGCGCAAGCGGTTCACCGCGACCTCGCGCTTCTTGTCCGGGACGATGCTCTTCACCGGCACCGAGCGCGCGACGTTCGAGACTTTCTACAAGACGACT